GCTGAAAGCGACGACAAAGACAGAGGAAAGAAGCCTTCTCATCTGGTTATCCTCACTGGAGGGTCACACGACTATAGATTATTACAAATTATAGCAGTGAGATTTGGGGTGCACGTTATCATCGGGTGATCAGAGGTGAGTTTTTTCTACTAATCAGGGATTTGGGTTAATAGTTTGTTGTCGGCCTAGCTTGCTACGATGCATCATCTGATGGTTTCTTATCCAAATGCTTCGCGGCCCAAGGCAGCGTCTTGCGGTTGCCATAGGCGAGTTGCCAAGGCAGCGTGTCGGGGAAGACCTCGTACGTGACCTTTCCAGACTTCCAAAACTCCAGCAGCTCGTCACGATTAGCTTCCCAGTCGGCACGCATTTCATCGCTGATAAACGCCGTTAGGTCTTTGCCGACGCCGTCACCGTAGCCCGTATAATATTGCGGCAGCGGATATATGATCTCGCCGGTTAGCAGTTCGTGCCTCTTATACGGACCGAGCCCGGTGCGTGACGTACGCTTCCGTCTGACGATGGTGCTCATGGCTTTACCTCGTTCGATAATTGCTAAAGGTGCCGGGTGGTCTGCCAACACTGCTGCGCGGCGGTTCAACGTCGAACCCCAACCGGTGCAGGGCACGCACTATGAAGCTCCTCGCGGCCAGTTGGATCTTCAGCAGCGGATGCTCTTTCAGGCCCGCCTTGGTGCGGATCGTTGCTCCATCTCGCGCGATGATCTCATCGCATTCGCTGATCGTGTCAGCCGCACCACAGATCTGCAAAAGCATCTGGCGCCCAGGGGCATCGTCGACGCGATATTCGGACTGAATGGATTGCCAGAGGTCTGCGCCAGCTCGGCCTAGGCTGGCGGGCGGTGCGATCGAGTTCGAGCTAGGGCCGATCAAGGTCAAGGTTGGTTTTTTCGGCATTTTTAAAATTTCCCGCGCGAATGTTTTTACCCGGTTTCAGTTGAAGGAGACTGCGCCGCGGCTCCGCGATTAGGCCCGTGGGTCCTATTTTTTCACCCTCGCCCCTTGGGTTTTGCGTCATCGCCACCTCAGAGCGATGTCGTTTGCGCTAGGAAGGCCGTCTGCTTCCGTTTTGTCACGCAATTTGTAAAGATCGCGACGGTGGCCGAATTGGATGAATGGTCCCAAGCCCATGTCGACAGATCCGAACCCGCCGGACCCGGCCAGACCGCCAACGAACCCCACCAGTCGACCAACGGTTCCAACCGTTCCACCGCGTTCGCCGCCATACGCGCCTACCGTTGGTAATTCGCTGGCGTGGTGGGTAGGGAATACTCTGTTCTTGCTCAGTGTCATCTTCGCAGCAGGGTGGCTGATCGTCTTGTTCCCGTTCTTTATGGGGGGCCTTGTGGGGGCCCTGCCGGTGGGTACGGTATTCCTAGTCGCTGTCCCCATCATCATCATCGTGGGAATTGGCTGGCTTCTTCGTGACATCTTAACCCGATGATAGTGACCGTCCTGCACCTTGGGTCACAGTGCCGACCGCTATGACGGCGCGGAGAAAGGGGACACGCCGTTAATGCCATCGCGCTCGCAACTCGCTTCGCGCTTCCTCCAACAACCAAATGATGCGCGTTTGCTGATGTACTGGCAAACGTCGCGCCATCATCATTGCGATTTCGAGCATAAGCTCGACGCTCGGAGCCGCCTTGTCTTCGAACAGCAAGCTCGCAATCAGATGTGAAATTCGATAGCGCGTCGGCAAAACAGCGAGCACTCTCGTGATGCGCCGATGTGCACTCCTACTGGCCTGCTGCTCATCATGCGGCATCGTCTCGTGTCACCCTCCGCACCATCGGCAGTACTTCACCTTTGTTGGTGGAAACCTTGTTGGCCTCTTCCACGATATCGTAAATATCCTGCCGCCATTTCCCGCGCTCGTCGGCCAAAAGGTTTCGTATGACGAGGCTCAAGTCGCTCGCGAACTTCTCTCGCTCTATGCCCCAAACCCTGCTGACGTGTTCGCGCATTAATTGCCGCTCTTGGCGCGTTATCCTACCAACCTCTTCGCCAAGCATGTCCGCGAAGTTCTCGAAGCGCCGATCGAGCCATTCGTTCCACTCGGCGCTGTTACGAGCGGATGTCACCGCCGCCGGCGTATAGGACACGGTCTCCTGACGAGGACGATCAACAGCGCGGCGTTCCTGCTCTCGGCGCTCGCGCAGGCGGTCGCGCAAATCGAATTCCGCCATTTTGGTCTGCGCTAATTTTTGCCACGCTTCGTATGACATCACACGCCCCGCTGTTTGATCTTTTCCAGCACCTGCTCGACGAACGAAAAATCTCTCTGCCAACTTTCGCGGCCGACAAAGCCCATCGCTTTGATCTTCGGCTCGGCGATGGCATTGAGCTCACGGATTGCAACGAGCGCCTTGGTGGCCAGCCAGCGGAGGCGACGCTGCTGCGCGTCCTCGGCCTCAAGCCGCTGCAGAAGCCGGCGCGCCCGCCGAGTGGATGCGGCGCCGCGGATACGTAGCGAAATCGGATCGGGTCTGGCCATGGCGCCAGCATGGCACATCGGGTGAGACCCTGGTGTAACCGGGTTACACTTTTTGATTGGCCATCATCCCAATTTATTCAAACGAGCAATTGGAATGTTCACACGCTTTTTTCCGAACAGATAGTCGAGCATCACTTCAACACGTTCGCCGGTGCGCAAGCGCGTGACCTTCCCACAAAAATCGGCGAACGGTCCATTGCTGTCGATCTGCACTGCGGTGCCGATCGGAAACGTCGGGTTACTGGCGTCAAAGATACCGCTGCTCTGCAGCTGTTGGAGCTGTTCGGTAAACCCTTCCGGAACGGGGACCGGCTTGCCGTCATTGCTGAGGATTTCGACGACGTCCTTGGCTGCGCTGATCCTTCCCCATTGATCGTTCGCCGCCGAGAACTTGACGAACACGTAGCGGGGAAAGAGCGGCCGCTCGAACACCTGTCGGCGTCTTCGTCGCCAGCGCCTGATTTTCTCCTTCGGTGCGAAGGTTTCATAGCCGAGATCGTTTACCTCGCGGATCACGTTTTTCTCGCCATGCGGCGCACAGAAGGCGACATGCCAGCGAGGTGCAGTCATTGCTTTGCCGGAATCGGTTGAGCAGCAGTGCTTCTGCTCTAGCCCATCACGGTTTTTCGCGCATCAACGACGCCAACGCGCGCTGCAATAGGCGGCTCAAAGCCTGGGAAACCTTCGCCCTGTCGTCCATCTCAGCTTCGCGCAACCCCGCATACATCCGTGCGAGCTCAAGCTCGACCGTACCTGCTTCCAGCTGGAACAGGGCCATGCCGCGCCGCTGACGCGATCGACAACGTGCCACATCAGCTGCACGGCGACGCCGGCGAGATACGGGATCCTCGATCACTTGCTGATCGTGTAGGTGCGGTGCTGGTCAACCAGCGCAACGAGACGCTGCGTTTCACTGATGATTGGATCTTGTGCGACCCAGTATCCTTCCCCGTGACGGACGCCTGATCGTTCCAACTCGATGAGTTTGATCAAGCCCGAACAGATTTCCGCCATTGTCATCAGGACGTCGTCGTGAGGCTTAATTGGTGGCTGAATAGCACTTCTTTTTGTCTCGGCGAGTATGATTGTCATCGACATTTCCAATAACTCCTTTTGTGCGGTGCAACCGTCTCCGCAATACTCTCTCAAAAGAGAAAGAGATTTATATAACTTCTTTTTTCTCTTCTCTCTCTCCTACATAGGGGATACTGCGGAGACGGTTGCTACCTCCTCGGTCAGGGGGAAAAGAACAGTTGCTTATTGTCGCCTGCGCGCCACAGATCGGGATTTCCTGGCCCTTGGCGGATCCGTTTGACAAGACCATAGGCGTCGAGATCTTCGAGTACACGACGTACCGTGACCGTTGGCAGGCGGAGTCCTTCGGCAACTTCGGACGTGCTTAGGGATTGGAAATCGCCAACAAGGTCTTTCGCACGGCACAGGAGCTCGTAGGCATGTCGTCGAAGCTGTGGTGCGGAATCCAGGGCGACCGCCTTGATAATCTTTAGCGCCATGGCTCGTTCGACGCCGAGCGTATCGAGGCCGGCGAGCAGGCGCTCCAGCGCCAGGCCCAGACGTGCCGTGCCCTCGGCACCGTAGATGGCTTCGACCTCGCGGCTATACCGATCTCGTTCAATCGGACCGCGCAGACGCACCACAAGCCGGATGGTTTTATTGATCTGCTCGACCTCATCGTCGGCGATTGGCCGAGCCTCCGTTTTGCGGCCGGCAAGGAGGCTGGCAACGGCCTCGGCGAGCTCTTTGCGCATCTGTCCAGTTTTTGCCCCGACATGCGCTAAAGCACGACCGAATTGCTTAGCGTCGTCGGGCACGAGGCGGCAGATCAGAAAACGGTCTCCCATGCTGCCGATCACGCTGTGGTGGGCATCGAGCACGTTGGTCGCGGCAAATAGCAATCCCAATTTGCCGGTCCATGACAGAACGCGGCCACCATCTGTGCCTAGGCGCCTAGTCCATTGTCCGTCGTAGACTTCGCGCAGGGCTGCCAGGATTTCGGCCTTAGCTTCCGGTCGCATGGAAAGAATCGAGCCGAAATCTTTCAGCACGAGAATGCCGAATCTGCCGATTTCGTGCAATAAGCCGCCGCCGGCACCTACGGCGCGTTGTCTGTTCGGCGTGCCCGACAGCAAGCCGGCTGGGGTCAGCGTTGCCGCTTGCTGCACATAGGGCAGGTCCGACGTGGAATTGAGGATCTCGGTCTTGGCGCTCGACGGCGGTCCGATAATGCCGAGCCATACCGGATCACCTGGTAACAGATTGGCAGCAACGGCACCCAGCATGGCATAGACCGGCGTCGTATCAGGCAGAATCAGCCAGCGCGTGAACACCTCCAGCGCTTGCTCGATCGAACTGGGAGCAAACACCCGCGCCGGTTGCGGCAGCGCAAGCTGTGGCCCGCTGCGCGGGTTTGTTTTGCCAGCACGAGCTCCGCTGTCGATCGTATTCCAGGCGGCTTGTGCGCCATCGTCCGCAACGAGACCGCAAGCCTCGGCGGCCTCGAATAGCCGCTTGCGCACCTCTTGTTCGTCGAGCTGGCCGCCCGCCACCAATTGAAAGAGATTAAAGCTGGCGGTGTTGAGCGCGTGATTGCGAGTCCCCGATTTGGCATCGGCAACGGCCTGGCACTCCCGGTCAAGTGCCGTCTCGGCCCATGCACCGTGCTTGTCGCCGGCGAGCTTGATCAGCCAATCTGGCGCAGGGACAGATACGGCCGCCGAATCCGGATCCCATTTGTATTGCGCGCCGTCGGCTCGCTGGCTGGGAGGCAGGCAGATATAACCGCCACGGCCACGCACATCGATACCAGGACCGATTTTCCCGGCGCTGTTGCGAATGTCGATGCCGTTAGCCCAGGAGAAAATAAGATGTCGTCCGCCGCGAGGCGTGACGCTCATCAATGTTTTTGGCAGCGCTCCGTATTGCGCGATCAGTTTTCTCAGCGTGGTCATGCCGTCGCAATTTTTGCTGGGGTCCATGTCCACGTCGGTGACCCACATGCCGCTCTTGGCTCCGGTGGGTGCTCCGATCATGGCATTCGGCCATTTGCGCCATTGCCTGCGGATCTGTTGTTCGTTGGTGCTGGCGGCTTTGAAGCCGTTGCCGGTCAGCGGCTTCTTGGTTTTTGGATCGCAGGGAAAGACGGGAATGCCGTCGCGCGCATAGTCGAGCGCCGCATCGAGCACGCTAGGTACATTGCTCATGGGTGATACGCCCCGCCCAGTTGCACGAAGATTGCTAAAAGATGTTTGGCCTGCTTTACCGTCGGCGTACGCAACAGCGTCTTGCCGGCCATGTCATTGATAAAAGTCCGTTCCCATTCGCCGCGCAGTCGCGCAACGTTCTTCTGGCAAAACAACCCGATCTCATTCCACCGCGGATTCCCGTCGGCATCGTAAAACGCCGGCGGTAGATCCTTCTTGTGCGCCTCTTCTTTGCGCCCCTTCTCAACACCTTTGGCAAAAATAATCTCGGCATCGTTATCGCTATATTTTTTCTCCTCGATCTCGCCGTTGTGGTTCTCGATCACGGTGGCGAGATCGTTGAAGCTCAATCCTTCGGCGGTTAATTGCTCTCTCATCCGGCGCGCAGCGTTGAGCACCTCGCCGTCGAAATCCGAAGCAAGCAGCCGAAAAAGTTTGGCAACACGTTTGGCGATTGGCTCGTTGAGCGAACTCATAGCTGATCCCAGCAATGGCTGCGAAAAGAACAAGCTCGGCACCGCCAATCATCTTTATTTTCCGTGATCCGCGGCAGCAGCTCGCCGGCGCGCGTCGCTTCGATCACGGCGACGGCGCGATCGCTGGTGACTTGTGCCAGCTGCGCGTCGAACGGCACGAAGAAATGCAGGCGCTCGCATGTGTCGGCATTAACAACGGTAAAGAGCGCAGGGTTGGTGACGTTCAAGTACGCTTGGTAGATCGCCACTTGCGCGGCATAGATCCCATAGAGACCGGTCAGGCCGTCGCGCTCGATCGCTTTGAAGCCCTTCGCCTTAAGGCACTTTGCCTCCCACAAACACGGATAGCGCAGCGCCGGCAATTGCGGCCCACCGACGAGGATCCCATCGGCGTGACCGCGGAATAATCCGTCGGCGGCTTTGAATTCGAGTTGTTCGGGTGGTGCAAACTTGAAGCCGGCTGCAATTAAATGCTTGCGCGTAACGTCTTCGAAAAAATGCCCTCTTGCGAAAATATCTTTGATCCGCGCCGGGAACACCGGGTCGCACATCCATTGAAATTGAATTTTTCGCAGGCATTCATCGCCGATCGAACTGGCGCCTAGGTATTGTCGATAGTTCGGGCTCGGTGGCTCGGTTTGCTCGATCAATTCATTGATCAGCGTGTTGATCGGCCGATCGGCAAAGTTCGATCTGTTAAAATCAAGTGCTATGCTCATGACTAATTTTCCGAATTTCATACACGCCGCCCAGCCCTTTCTTGTGTGCCATGATCTTGATGCCCAGCGGTTTAATCTTGCGATTGAGATGCACGCGGCGCTGGTGAACAACACGGTAGCCGCCAATATCGGGACCGCCATTGGGATCAAGTTGATATTGATTGTCTGAGATCCTTTTCGGCGAGATGCCGGACTTGCTGGCGTCGATCATCTTCAGCATCTCAAATTCCATCGGTGGCAGCACGATCGTGCGGCCCCTAACGGTCACCTCCAGACGAAGCGGGTCAAATATTATTCGCATCATATGTTTGCTCCTCACGCACGCTCACGCATCGCATTCCATGTCGTTTCAACAGTCCCTTCAGCACCCATCGCAGCGCCCTGATTCCGTCGACGCCCGGCAGCGGCTCCAGCGTCATCACGAACCGCCCAGGGCGAAAGGGAGCGCATCACCCTTTTCGCTCCAGGTTTGCGGCTTGCGCAGAATCTTGTTGGGTCCGTGGTCACGCGCGGTCTCGGCCTTCGTGATCAGCTGCCACGCCAGCAACAGGAAGTTCGTCATGGTGTCTTTCGACCACGCCGCCAATGGCTGCGACCAGTCGACGCCCGCAGTGTCGGCGAGCTCTGGCAAGATCGAGCGCACGACCGCGACGTCACAGGGCGACGGTGATAGCCCGGTCGAGCGGACGACCTCTTCCTGGTTGAGGCCCTCCTCGATCGCCTGCGCGCAGCGTGTCTCGATCCAGCCGAAAATCGCGGCGGTGACGATCCAGCCCCATTGCAGGTCGGAGATCTTGCCGATCGGCGTCGCGGTCGGCAGGCCTTGGCAGTTGAGCGCAATTTTGCGCGCGCCGGCGATGGCGGCCGCGGTAGCTTTGCTTTGCCAATCGTCTTCCCTCTTCGAAGCTTCATTCATGATTGTGCCCATTGCGGCCGCGCGATTGCGTTCACCGGCGGCGTGGTCGGCGCCGGCGCCGGTGCGGCGTTCGACTTGGCGCTGATCTGTTCCGGCTTTTGCCAGCTTTGGCGGTCCGGCGTGATCACTTCCAGAATCGTGTTCTTGGCGGCGTAATTATCTTGTGCCGGACGCACACCAAGGCGAGCCACAAAGCGGATCTGATCGAAGTCGGCCCAACTCGTGACCTTGCGCGCGGCCTGCGCAGCTTCGCTGGTGTCGCCCGGTTTGATCCCGCGTGCGCTCTCCAGAATTGCCCGTAAGGTGTTGCGGGAAATTTCGCCGGCCTCGGCGTGTCCTGACGTCGTTCCGTGCAGCGTGTACAGCTGCCACAGTTTGCGTTTGGCATATTCCCCGCTGACGACAACGAATTCGCAGTCGAGGCCCTCGCTCTGCCCGTTGGCCGATGTCTTCAGCCATCCATCGTCGCCGGCGCCGCCGCGGCGGACGGTCATCTGCAACGTGCAGATCGTATTCGCCGGAATAACGTCGAAACTTTTTTGCTCGCCGGCATCATTAAAATCGAACATTGTCTTCTGATCGCTCATGGTTTGAACTCCTGTTTGGTTGTGAGCTTGGTGAGTAGTCTTCCGAGATCCGGCGGCTCGATCTGATCGAGACGACCGGAGCGGTCCTTGGCGGGGTAACCCCAAGGATTCGGGTTCGTGCTGACAAAACCGCGCATCGGCGGTTTGCCGTCACCGAAATCGAGAAACTGGTAAGTGATTATCTGGTCGACGATGCCGGGCAATTCGCGCGAGGTCTTGCTGCCTTCGGCTTGCAGCTGCCACGTCGCCACCTTTAACTCGTCGACGACTCGTTCAAGGATGCCGACAAAAATTACGTTCTTCTCACGCGCGTGCTGTAGCTGATTCAGCCACAACACCATCTCGCGGCCATGCAGACCGAAGGCGCCGCGTACGTCTTTGCGACCGGTGCGCTCGCTATAAGCTTCTGGCTGTTGCTCAGCCCAACGAAACGACAGCCGCGTGATCGCCGTCAGACTGTCGATGAAGATGGTGTGATAGCGATCCAGGTTTTCGAGCGGTCCACCGACTGCTTCGAAATGCGCGGGACTGTAGGCAGCTGTCGGCGGAAAGCTTGGATTTGGTCCGCCGATACGGCACGCAAGATCGCGCGCGGTCGACCAATCATCGATCCTGATCGTCGGCACCGGCAGATCGAGCACGGCCAGGTCGCCGGCTTCAACGTCGATAAAGAGCGTGCTCGCCGGATCGATCGTACGCAACAAAGATGTCTTGCCGACACCTGTCGGACCGACGATCAGCACCTTGGCGCCGCGTTTCTCGCGCAATCGCTCGTCGGCCGAGATGATCTTGATTGGTGCGTTCATTTCCGCACCTGTGTAAGCAGTAGTTTTGCCGCTTCAGTTTTCTGGTCGGCCAGTGCCTTGACGCCGCCGGCAGCGAAGGCGGCGACGGCTTTCAGCAAGTCGGCCAAACGCTGCGCGGCGCCGCTGTCAAAGCTTGAGCTCGCACCGCCGGTGATGCGCGCGATCTCGGAATAAACCTCGGAGACCGACTCGCTGCGGCCCTCCTGAAACATGAACACGGGCGCGCCGCCGAGCTCATGCGCCTCGGCGTAAAGGTCGGCGGGGACCTCCTCGCAGGCATCCGAAACAATGATCAGCGCGGCAATCTTCTCGCGAGCATGTTCCTTGCGCGCGTGCGCGAGCGTTTTCTTAATCTGTGTGTGCCCGGCGGCGCACGTGACACGAGCCATGACGGCGGCGAGCGATCGCGCGTCAGATAGCCAGCGCGAGGCAACACATTCGCCATAGCCGCGGTAATAAACCAACTGCACATCCAGGGTGCCGATGGCGGCGACCGTTGCGAACATTTCCCCTTGCAGCTGCGCGGCCGTGTCCCACGTCGGCTGTCTGCTGGCAGTAGCATCGAGCGCGAAGATCAGCCGCGGGCGAACCGGATCGATCTTGGCGAAGAAGCTTTCCAAATGTGCGCGCGTCGGCACAGACGGAGAGGAGGTTGTTAGGTTGTTCATGACGCTCCTTAGTGATGGTGGTGGCTGTCGGGCTGGTGCGCCGTCGCTTGTGCGTCCAGCAACATCTTCGGTAAAAATTTCTCGATGTTCTCTGCCGTCATTTTGCGGCAGTCGCGACAGTCGATAGATCTCACGACGTCGCAAATGACCATCATGCAGGCGAAGATGATTTCGGGCGGCATCAGTCCGGTCCAGCCGTTGACAGGATTGCTCCGGGGCCACACTCACCACTGCGGATGAGATGCCGAGAAAACACCCGGTCGCCGATACAAAACTCATGTTCGTCTTTCCTCGATTGCGTCTAGCGCTGCACCCAGCGGCCCGAGCGCGCGGCCGCGGCTGTCGCGGCACAAGGCGCGACGGATCGCGTCGGGATCGGCGCCGTGCTGGACCGCCGCGAAGCTGAATGCGATTGCCGTGTCACGGACCAGCGTGCCGACCGCGCTTCCCGCTTTGTGGTTGTCGAGAAATAGCTCGGCGATTTGTCCGTCGGGATAGCGGGAGACGCTTGCGGTAAAATGCAGATCCATCAATTCGAAATTGAACAGCTCGGAGGCACGACGGTTTGCCAGGCGCCGGCGGCGCGCACGCCCAGTGAGCCGGCGCACAAGGTCTCGTGTGCTGGCGGCGATTGACCTCATCGCTTCGGCTCCACGAGCGCGCGCGGTGCCAGGTATGTGACGTAGGAGACAACGCCATCGGGGCTCACCTCCTCGTGCCATTTCCGGCCGTCGAAGACCTCAATCGCGATCACGTCAGCCGGACCGTAAATCGGCGGTCGACCACCCCCGTTTTTTGCGTTACACGCACCCCCGTTTTGCTGGGTTTTTTGAATCGGATCCCGCCGTACAGCGTTTATTTTTTCGCAGTTGGACCCAGGGGACCCGCCGACAATTTCGTGACAGTTTTCGGCGCTCCTTGACCGTCTAAAAGCCCGCTGTCGGCATGTGTCACCACAGAACCTTTGCGGACGCCCGCGGCCCTTCGGCGCGATCGCCGCGCCGCACACGACGCACGCGGCGGCAGTCTCCTGGTGCACGTTGTTCACAAGGAGGTCCGTCATGCTGCCCCCTTGCCTGGGAAGGGCACAACGGTGCCGGTGGCGCCGCGATCGGCGAGGTGAGCGAGCAGCGCATCACAATACCCGCGCAGCGCCGCGCCACGACCAAACTCAAGATCGTAATCGACACCAAGATGGTTGCAGATCTCGGCAGCGACCTCGTGAGCGTCGCGACCATCCATGCACGTCATGCCCTTCGGCAGGGTCAGGCCTTTGAACGTGCCGGGCGGGTCGGCGTACTCAACAGCGGTTTCGCAGACGAGACCGAACGGCTCCGTCAAGCGGTCGACGATGTGCTTCGGTAAAAACCCGTGGTCGTACCCGCGCAGCTCTTGCACTGCGGCAATGCGATCAGCTTGATTTGCCGGGGAACCCTTGTTACTTGTCTCGTGCGTCATGGACTTGCCTCCTTGATGTTTCGGCGCTCGTAACGCCGGTGATGTTTCAATCGAACATCGGTCTGCTCCGATCCGACCGGTGCTCCTCCTAAAGAGCACCGGTCTTTCGCCGTATGGTGATGATTAAGCAGCAGCTGCGTTAGCCGGCTCCTGGGTGATTTCGATCTCGATGAAGTTGCCGGGCCAGAGAGGCCAGTGCCGCTCGACCGATTCCACGAAATACCGCGGATCTTCGTCGAAGAGCTTGCCGAGCAGTTGCTGCACGATGCCATGCTGCTCCTCCTCGGAGGACAGCTGCTGCAGGGTCGCGACGGTGTAGGCGAGCGACATCAAGATGACGATGCGCTCGTCATTGGTGAGCACGATGGCTTGCCGCTTGCTGCGGCGGATGCTATTTGAGGGCATATCAACCCCCTTCCTTTCTGTGTCCGAGTTCCGGTGCCGGCCTTCCATGCAAGGCACCGGTGCTCGGTGATTACCGCCTAACAACAACTTCAACCGTCGGCGGCGTGCGGCTGATTTCCGTTTATGCAGCCCTGGTGTGAAGCTTTAGGGCGCCCAACTGCGCCTCCAGCGCCTTCACCGGTACGCGCAACAGCCGGCCAATTTTGATCGTCGGAATTTCGCCCCTGGCAGCGGCGTCGTAGGAGCCATTCCGGCTCAGCCCGAAATACTTTTCTCCTACCTCTGGCACCGAAATCGTCCACGGATCGGCTTGTTTCTTGCGTTTCGGCATAACTTTTTGTGGTCTCCTTAGTGGCACCAAATCAAACACCATCCTAGGCGGTGCCAAATAGGAGTCAATAATCATTGACACCAATAGTGGTGTTGGTACTATCTCGTCCTATTTCGTCCGTCAGGAAAGGACCGAGACCCATGCCGACACGCAAAGAAACTGCCTTGCTGCAATACAAGCTGCGCATTCGTGAAGCCCTCCGCCGCAAAATCGCAAAGGCGGCGGAGAAGAGAGGCGTCTCCGCCAATTACGAGATGACCTGGCGGCTCGAACAAAGCTTCGAGCGCGAGGACATGTTCAGCATTCACGACGTCGCTGAGGATCTGCGCATCGTTTGGGCGCGATGCGGCAACGCCTTCCATGAACTGAACAAGCAGGGCGATCTCATGCGGGCAGCGGAAGCGCTGATGAAGGCCGTCGAGCAGTTGCCGGAAATCAGCGGACCGATCCAGACGGCACTTAAGAAAACGAAAGCGGCCATGCAGCTGATCGAGATCGAGGCGGTGAAGCTCCCGCACCTGATGCACACGTCAGGAGCCGAATAAAAATGAACGCAAAGAAAAAAGAAGGCGACCTCCGTAAACGCCTCACCAAGCTGTTCGGGTTACTGGGGTCGGACAATACCAACGAGCGCGAAAATGCACGCGCCATCATCGATGAGCTCCTGCGCAAGAACCGCAAGAGCTGGAACGATCTGACCGAACTCCTACAGACGGGAAATGACGGCTCTTGGATCGATGATGATGGGCCGACGGCGCCGCCGGATGTCGCCGACTTCAATGCGCTTGATCTGACGCATGGTCTACTCGAACAATACCTCGAACTGAAGCCGCATGAGTATGTGGCATTGGCGCTGTGGATTTTGCACACGCATATCTACAGCCAATTCCGTTACACACCGCGTCTGGCGCTGGTTAGCCCCGTCCGCGGCTGCGGCAAATCTACAGGGCTGGCGCTGCTCGAACTCCTGGTCGCTCGCGCCCGCAAGGACGACTCCATCACCGCTGCAGCGATTATCCGGCTCATCGATCGCGAGCATTGCACCTTGCTCTGCGACGAAGCCGATAATCTTGGGCTCGGCCACAATAGTATTTTGCGCGCAGTTTTTAATTCAGGGCATGCAAAAGGTGGCTCGCGCACGCTTCTCGTTAAGGGCATGCCGCAGCGGTTTTCGACATTTGCGCCTTTGGCGATCGCCGCGATCGGGATGTTGCCGTTGCCGATCATGCACCGCTCCATCGTAGTCCACATGGAGCGCGCTACACGGCAGTTGCGCTTCTTTGATGGGAAAGATCCGGCCCTCAATTACACCTATAGCTTGATCCGGGTATGGGCGCGCGATGTCAAATTGAACCCGAACCCGAACTTGCCGGACGAACTACGTAATCGACCGGCAGATAATTGGCGGGTCCTGGTTTCGATCGCCGACAGCTTCGGCCGCGAATGGGGTGCACGAGCGAGAAAGACGGCGTCTGACTTCGCTCGCAGCTATCGCGATGAAGATGCGGCGGTCACGCTGCTTGGCGACATTCGCGCCATTTTCGATGCACTCAACCTGGATCGATTGACGAGCGCGAGACTGGTCGATGAGTTGGTTGCCATGGAGGACGCCGGCTGGGGTGACTGGCGTGGCATCCACGACGATCAGCAGCCGCGTCAATTGTCGCAAGGTGAGCTGGCACGATTGCTGGCGCCATTCGGCATTCGACCGCGGTCGATCTGGCCGCGCCAGCGCAACCAGGATTCGAGGAGCCGTAAGGGCTATTTGCGTTCCCAGTTCGAACCGGCCTGGCGTGCCTACTGCGATTCAACCGGCACACCGGCACAGTCGAGCAAAATCGCACGGTTACATCGTCAGTAAATCGGCACAAATGTGCCGGTGTGCCGGCACAAATTTGAGAAGGAGGCAGTGAAATGAGCATTCGCAAGCGTGGTGACGGCGACGGCACCATTGATCGAAGCGGCGAGGGCACTTGGCGGGTCCGCTATAGGCTCAATGGAAAGCGGCTGCAGAAGACCGTGGCCGGAAGCAAGGCCGATGCACAAAAGGAACTGCGTGCCTTGCTGCGCGCAGCCGACGTCGGCGAGCACGTCATGCCCGACAAGATGACGGTCGGGCAGTGGATCGAGTACTGGTTCAGCATTGGGGCGCCGGGCAACAAGAACCGAAAGAAGGTCGGTCAACGCACGATCGAAGGCTATGCCCACTGGCTCCGCCATCATGTCGTGCCAGAGCTCGGCGAGCGGCCGTTACAGCAATTGCAGGCAATCGAGATCGATCGCCTCTATGCCAGGCTTTCCGAAAAGCTTTCGCCAAGGAGCTGCCGCCATGTGCATAGCGTGCTTGGCGCCTGCCTCGGCACAGCGGCACGGACGCGCAAGATCATCCGCAACCCGATGCTCGAATTAGCCAAAATTCCGAGCGTCGCAGATGAAGAGGTCGGCGCCATCTTGGACGCCGCACAATTGAAACATCTGGTGGCAAGGTTCAAAAACTCGGCGCTGGGTCCGATTGTGGCAACGGCGGCCCACACCGGCGCCAGGCGCGGTGAGATATTGGCGCTGCGCGTGTGCGACCTCGATGCAGCCAAAAAGACATTGCGCATCGAGCGCGCGGTCGAAGACACCAAGCGCTACGGTCTGCGCTTCAAGGGACCGAAAACCGAGCGCGGCGTTCGCACAATCAAGGTCGATGACGATCTTGTCGCTTTGCTCGTGCGCCAGAAGGAGCGCTTGCAGCGCCTGCAGGCCGGCATTCCAGACGGCGCCGCCGGCGTCGATCTCTCGTTGATCGAATTGCCTGCCGACGCCCTGCTGTTTCCCAGCCTGGACGTGCACGGCGAATTGACATTCACGAGGCCGCGAAGGCCCCGCAACGTCACCAAGGAATTTGCCCGCAAGGCGAAGACGCTCGGTTTCCCCGAATTGCGTTTCCATGATCTGCGGGCTAGCCATGAGACCGCCTTGCTCGACGCCGGCGTGCCGATCCACGTCGTCGCCGCGCGCTGCGGCCATGATCCGGCAGTGATGCTGCGCGCTTACGCCAAGCGCACGCACAAGGCCGACACCTCGGCGGCATCAACGATCGCCAAGCTGTTCGCCGGCGCGGAATCAAAATGATTGGGTCGAACCTGGGTCGAAATCGCCAAAATGTTGCACATCTGTTCTTTCGAACATCGTGCTAAGTTACTGATATTGCTGTGAGGGAAGGGTGGCCGAGCGGTTTAAGGCACCGGTCTTGAAAACCGGCAGGGGGCGCGAGCTCCCTCGTGAGTTCGAATCTCACCCCTTCCGCCATCGCGTCACTGCGTGACTCACTGTGATGCGTCTCTGTCCAAAAAACTCTTTTCGATAAGGACTTCTTGCCTTTTGGTGCGTCCTATGTGTCGTGACGTGCGTCATTGACCCCCCCGTTGCTGGGCGAATTTTGCGCGTGCTAAAGAAGCGAGTCTTGGCCAACTAAGTGCAGCTGCCAGGGCAATTGAGGCCAAAGCGTAGATTTCAGGCCTTTTGACTCAGAAACCTGAGATTCCGATTGAAGAGGCCACCCCTGGCATCGAGGAATGGGCGCCGCTCCGGCCGTGCGCCAACTAACGAAACCCGGACAATTGCCCGCATGGCCTGCATTGGCTAGGGCGAAGCCGTCCCGCACACCGTGAGATACACGGAACTGACGCCAACCGGGTTCAAGGACTTCTGGCGATGGCTGGTGGCCGCACGCGAGTCAGAGGTTCGTTTTTCTGCCCCCGTCGCTATCCCCCCAAGGCCCAGTCCAATCTAATGGAAGGACGAGTCCATTTCGCACCAATGCGGGGCATTTTAGCGCCCATCTGTGACGACTAAAGGTGCAACGCCAGCAGCGACACCGCCAAGACCAAAGTAATTCCAATGAGGATA